GCGCTGGGCATCGGTATCAATGACAGGCTGGCCGCATCCGATGTCGATCGCTTCCAGTTCGCGCAGGCGAAGCAGGAAAATGCGATGTATCAAGGATCTGGCGGTGGCCAGTCTGGTCCACGCGTTATCGCAAGTACGCCGCCAGTGCCAAAGCAGCCCAAGTTCCAGGCCCCCCGCCTGACCGCTGCGGAAGTGGCTGCCGAGGGGCTCGCTCCCGGCGTCTACTATCGCAATGAGAGTGGTATTCCGCAGCGGGTCGATAAGGATGGCGACAAGGCCGATGCTCCTTATTCGCAGTCGGCTATCGACGCCTTCAACCGCGCGATCGAGACAGCCGGAAGGTTGAAAACCCATCCCGGACTTAGCACTGCCGTGGGCGCAAAGGGCCTGACTGGCGGGCTCATAGGAGGATGGGTTGTACCAGGGACGGATGCGGCTGATTTTGTGGCCAATCTGGACACGATGAAGGCGCAAGTCTTTCTCCCGATGGTGCAGAGCATGAAGGGGATGGGTGCGCTATCCAATGCCGAGGGCCAGAAACTGACCGACGCGATCGGCGCGCTCGACCCGAAGCAGAGCGAAGCATCATTCAAGGCGTCGCTCGATCGGATCGTTGGCGATCTTACGACATACCGGGATCGTGGCGCGCCTAAGAGCGGCGGTACCGTCCGCGTCAACACCCCGGCCGAAGCTCGCGCGCTCAAGCCCGGCACCAAGTTCATCACGCCTGACGGACGGACGGGAACGCGCTGATGGAGGACGCATGGGCCGAGTTCCAGATGGACGAACCGCCGGTCCCCGATAGCCGGTTGCCGATCGTTCCGCAGGCAGGCCCTGGCTATAGCGGCGGCGCGGGCACCGGGAGACCGTTGCGCGTCGATATTGTCGGCGGGGACGCTGCACCATCCGAAGCGACAGACGAGCAGCAAGCGGGCGATCCATGGTCTGAATTTCAAATGGATAGCGCGCCGGTTGGATTGGTGGATGTTCCGCCGTCGGATGTCGCGGAAGCTCCGACATGGGGCGGGTCAACAGCCAATGCCTTGGCGGCGGTGGGGCAAGGCCTTGCGGGCATCCCCGATGCTGCGACGAACGCGCTGGGTGCGGTCATGGGCGAGGGCGCGCGTTACGGCGCCAAGGCGATTGGCGCTGGCGCTGACGCGCTCGGGTTGGATGGCGAAAGCATTCGACAGGCTGGTGAAACCGCGCGCACCAACCTCTACAATCCAATCACGATTGGCGGCTTGATCGAAAAGGCCGCCCCGACGCCAGACGACGCCGTTGGCAAAGGGGTTAGAATAGTCGGGCAGCTCGGCGCGGGATTGATGACAATCCCCGGCGTGACCCCGTTCGCGAAATCGCTACCCAAGGCGCTCGGCATCGAAAGCCCCGCGCCGCTACTATCGCGCGTCTCGCCGGGACAGGAAGTGGCGGCTGCCGCCGATCGCATCGGGGCCAAAGTTCTGCCAGCTGATGTCGGTGGTACGACAACCAAGATGCTCAGTTCCTACGGGGCCAAGACGCTCGGAGCTATCCCCATGGCGAAGGCGGCTAAGGAATCGGTCGAAAGCGTAGGAACGGCACGCAATGTCATAGCCGAGGGGGCGGGCCGCGTGGCCGATGCCGAAGGGGCTGGTGAAGCCGCACAGAAGGGTGCGCGGACGTTTATCGAACAGTCTGGCAAACGCGGCGGCGACCTGTTCGACAAAGCCCTTGCTCCGATTGCGCCTCAGACGCCGGTTGTAGTCGATGAGACCATAGCGGCGACCCGTCAGACGCTCCGCACCTTGTCGCAAACGCCAGAGATTGCAGCGTTAATGCAAAATCCGACGCTCAAAAAATTCGGCGAGGCCCTCGCCAGTGACGCTGGGGGCACCGGTTCTATCCCACTGGAAGCCGCACGGAGATTGCGGACGGCGGTAGGCGAGGCTTTGCGCAATCCTTCGCTTACCGATGACATCAAGACCGCCGATCTCAAGCGGGTTTATGCCGCCTTGTCGGGTGATATAGAGCGTTCGGTCGAAGTGGCGAGTAAGACCGGCGCGGCTCCGCCTAAAGCTCTGACCGATCTCAAGCGCGCCAATGCCTATTGGAAGGCGCGGCAGGACAGGATTGACAATGTCCTGTCTGTCGTTTTGGGCAAGGACGGCGGAAAGGGCGGACAGCCGGCCTATGAATCATTGCTCCGCCTCGGGAAAAAGGAAGGTGGCGATCCTGCTAAACTTTCCCGCTTGTTGCGGTCGCTTCCCGACGAAGAGGCCGCAACCGTGCGCGCCACCGTTATCAAGAAGTTGGGTGAGGCGTCTGCCGGCACGCAGGACGCGGCGGGGACTGTATTTTCCCCTGGTCAATTCGTCACGCAATGGAATAAGATGTCACCGCGCGCCAAGTCGGTGTTGTTCGGCGAGAACCAGGCCCTTCGCAAATCTCTAGACGACCTCGCCACCGTCGCGAACGGGATGAAGGAGGCCGGCAAGCTCCAGAACTTTTCCAACACCTCGATCGGAACCAATCTTACGTTTTTGACGGGCCTCGGGTTCGCAAATTATCCTGCGGCCATTGTTGCGGCCGGGATGCAATTTGGCGCTGGCAAACTGCTCGTACATCCGCAATATGTCCGCTGGCTTGCCAAGGCTGGGAAAATCCAGCCAGCGCAAGGCCCAGGCGCGGTCAAGTCACACCTTGCCCAACTCGCGGCGATCGCATCACGCGACAATGCCCCGGCTGACATTACGGCCTTCGAAAGGATACTCCAAGGGGCGAACGACAATTTGGCCAGATCCGGCAGCGTTGCCGCTTCACCAAATCAAGGGCCAGACGAGCAATAACAAAGCCACGCCCTTTTTGCGGCCGATAACATAGGCAAAGCTGAATATTAGCAGCGCGTGCCAGACCTTCATCTCCATCAGCCTAACACGCTTTCCTTTCGCGCTCAAATAGTCTAGAACCTCTGCGGCAGGCACGTTCGTTGCTGCGCGTCGTGGGCCGCGCACGCCAGTCCAGAAAACCACATCCGTCAACGCGCTGCGGCGCTGGATGCAGGTTCTCCCGGATGGCGTCACTTTTCGACATCGGCATTTTCAGTGTTGTCAGCGCATCGGGCGCGCCGCTCGCCGGGGCGACGATCGACTTCTACGCCGCCGGCACTTCGACGCGGCTCGCCACCTATTCGGATCGCATCCTGTCTACCGCCAACGCAAACCCGGTGGTAGCCGATGCCAATGGCAGGTTTAGCGCGATATGGCTTCAGAATCGCGATTATAAATATGTCCTGAAGACGGCGGCCGGGGTCACGCTGGTGACGCGCGACAACCAGACGGCCGCGTCTTCATCGGTCTTCTACGCGGTCGATTATGGCGTCGACCCCGCACTCACGACCGACCAGACCGTCGCATGCCAGGCTGCCGTCACAGCAGCTTCCGCTGCCGGCATCGCCGCGAACCGGCTGGTGACGCTGCAATGGCCGCCTGGCCTGATCCGGTGCCTCAACGTCATCCCCAGACCGCTAGTGCTCAACGTCGGCTACGGCACGACCTTTAAGACGATCGATAACGCCACCTATGGCGATCATCGCTCGGCATGGCGGCAGGAGTTCAATACCAATAGCTGGACCGACGTTCCCGCTGCGGCTCGCGATTTCCCGGTTCACTTTGGGTTTGAGGGCATCACCTTCGACGGCAATTGCGAAGCGGCGAGCGCGTGGACTTGGGGACCAACCTGGTTCCCGGTGACGGCGCCGGGCTCGTACACCGCGCTCCCGACACTCACGATCACCGGCGGCACCGGATCGGGGATGACCGCGACCGGCTATTATGGGGCACTCACCGGATCGATTTCAGCGGCGGGAACAGGCTTCTCGGTTGGTGACATCATCGTGTTGGCGACCGGCACCTCGGGGGTGTTGCTCAACTCAACCTTCATCCGGTTGAAGGTGCTGACGCTTTCGGGAAGTGCTGTCGATACCTGCGAGATTCTCGAAGGCGGTGGCTACAGCACGTTGCCCACGGGCGCGATTGCGCAAGCTTCGGTGGTTGATATCAACGGCACTGCTTTGTCTGGTCGGTCTGGCTTCACATGGACCCCGGCGAGCTGGGGGTTGGTTCACGTCGCCAAGGGCGCGCGTGGTACGGGGTATCTCTACGCCGACTATCCCGACAATGGCGGGACGCTCGCGGTATCGTTCTCGGGCGGGACTGGATCGGGCGGGACGGCGACGGTCAAGGGCAGCGGTGATTATTACAAGAACGGCGACATTGCCCAGGGCGTGACCGAGCATAACGCCGCCTTCTGGATCAGGACGCCGCTCACCAACACCTATGCCCCACGTTTCAATTTCAAGGACTGCCGCTTCCAGAACGCGCAGGGCGACGGCATCTACACCGGCACCTATATCGACATCACCGATATAGGCTGTTCATCGCACAACTGTTTCCGGGGCGGGCGCACGGCGGTTTGCGCGCACATCCGCCGCTCGACCGGCTGGCGCGGCACCGGTTGGGGGCTCGGCTTCGACGATGAACTGTCGGGCGGCTGGATGGCCTCGACCACGGTTCTCCGCGCCTCGGGGACAACGATCGTCTCAGGCGGATCTGGCTATGAGATGGGCGATGTCGTTGATGTCGTCGGCGGTGAATATTCCCGACCCTATCAGGTGACGGTAACGGCGACCACGGCGGGGGTCGTTACCGCGATCATGTGCCGCGACGAAGGCGCCTACAGCCAGTTGCCGTCGAGCCTGACCGGGGTCACGACGATCGGCGGCACCGGCACCGGGCTGACTTTGACGCTGCTGCTCGGCGTCGATCGCATGGATTCGGTGATCACCGACATGACGATGGATGCCACGGGCGGCAACAATTTCCTCGTGATCTTCGGCGATTATCGCTTCGACCAGTGTACGTTGCGCGGGCCGCGCCAGATTTTTCTGGGTACGACGGGGTTCGCCTCGATCCTGTTCAACGGCGGCCTGATCGAAGGCAATGAGCGCGCGGCGCTGACAATCGCGACCGTCCCGCCGGGCAAGCTGGTGTTCAATGGCACCCGCATCCGCCATCGCCCTCGCTCGACCGGGGTCGTACCATCGGATGTTAATGTCACCAACGATCAGGGCTGCGTCGTGATGGTCTCGAACTCGTCGGGGAGTGCGGCGTGCCCGAACGCGATCGTCGACCTGATCGACTGCACCATCGACGGGGCGCGGCCGAACCTCAACGGCAGCTATCATGGCGTCCAGATCAACCAGGCGTTCTTCCCGTCGAACAGCGGCTATCTCAACCGTGTCCGGCTGGTCAATCCGCGCTTCATTGGTGATTATACCGCGCGGATCAGCCACAAGGCGGGGCTGGTCACGTTGATCGGCGGCGACCTTGGGGTCGGCCGGGGCGGTGGTATCATCTATTCGACCGACCATCAGACCGTCGCCGGCTTCAACAACCCCTATTCGGCGGCACTTGATATTCAGCGCGTCCCGGCAAGAGGCAATGCCGCCTATCTGCTGTCGGCGGCGATCTCGGCAGGCGCGAACGTCGATAGCCGCTATTTCCTGCGGATGACCGGAACCATTCCAGAGGCCGACAATCTCTATGCGGCGGTGATTTCGGGAACCGTCGTCAAGCTCGAAATCGACGCGGTGGTGATGTCGGATACTGCCCCGGCATCCGCCACGAACAAGGGTGGGTTCGCCGGCATGCGCTGGACCAAGCGCGTCCCGCTCGCGACCGAGGACCGCTATTATGAATGCACCACGGGTCATGCGACGGCGGCGACGTGGAGCGGGCCGCTGACGGGATCGGCGACATGGGACCCGGCCAGTGTGGCAGACGGTGCGCAGGTGACGACGACGGTGACAGTGACGGGAGCGGCTCTCGGGGATTTTTTGGAACGCATCTCGTTCTCAAATTCGCTCGGTGGGCTCGTGCTCTCTGGCTACGTCTCTGCGACTGACACGGTGACGGCGGTGCTGTCGAACGCCTCGGGTGGTGCGGTTGATCTCGCGAGCGGAACGGTCAAAGCTGTTGTCCGCAAATAGGAGCAAAGAATATGTCCGGTAATGGTCCCCGCAAGCCGAAGCCTTCCACCAAGCCGAAGCCGACCAGCAAATGACACTTGGGACGGTCGAGATCGCCTACATGGCCGCGCTGGCGCTGGTCGGTGCGTTCGCGGTCTGGCGCGATCATGAGCCGATGACGCGGACGGCGTTGGCGCTTGTGCTCAACTGGCTGCTGATCGGGCTGTTCGTGATGGTCTCGGACACCGATGATCCGTGGCTGTGGATGATGGCGATGGATTTCGGCACGGCGCTGCTGATCCTCAAGCGGCCGGTATCGTTCGTTCAAGGGCTGCTTGGAGTGAGCTATCTCCTCCAGATTACCATTCATACCGGTTATGCGCTGGCGCTGTTGCTGCGCCATCCCGTGGGAGATGCCTATTGGGCGGTTAAGACACTCTATCTGGACACATTGGGTTGGATCGCCTGGGGGCAGGTGGCGGCACTCTTTTGTTGGGCGGGGGGCCATGGCAGACGCATTCGCGATTTTCTTCATCTTCGTCGTCGTCGTGGCGACGCTGCTGCCGCTGATCAGAAGGGCGCTGCAAAGTGACCGAGCCGACAAAACCACCGAGGAATGACTGGCGCTCGCCGCCGGTCGTGCTGGCGGTGCTTGGCATGATCGGGACGGCGGTCGGTAGCTACGGCGCGTTCAACAGCAGGATCACCGCGTTGGAGGTGCGGGGTGAGCGGCTCGCGATCATCGAGGCGAAGATCGACCGCCTGATCTACACGGAGCGGGTGCGGTGAGTGGCCAGCTCGACGAGATCAGCATGAAGATCGGTGAGCTGACCGGCTATTGCCACGAGCACAGGCATGACGTCGCGAACGTCTCGACGAAGCTCGATGGTCTGGCACTCGACATCGCCAAACGGGTCGAGGCGCTGGAGATCAGGCTTGGCATGCGAATCTCGACGCTGGAGCAGTTGCAGCAGGAACGCGCGGGAGCGTGGAAGCTGGTCGACTGGATACTGAAAAGCCCACTGATAGCTTGGCTGATCGCGGTGTCTGCGGCGCTGTATATGCTGTTCGAAAGGGGGAAGTGATGGACGACGATCCGATCGATGCCGCCTTGGAAAAGATCGCCGAGGCTTACGATGCCGCTGATGACGAACGGCTGAAGCCGGCCCCGATGTATCCGCCTGTGGAGGACGTATGAGCATCACGCTGGGAGCGCGTAGCTTGGCACGGCTTGAAGGCGTCCACCCAGACCTAGTGCGGGTCGTCAAGCGTGCAGCGTCATTGTCGAGCATCGACTTCACGGTGCTGGAGGGTCTCCGCACCCTCGCCCGCCAGAAGGAGCTGTTCGCCAAACACGCCACCACCACCATGAAGTCCCGGCATCTCAATGGTCACGCCGTCGATCTGGCGCCGATGATCGACGGCGAAGTGCGCTGGGACTGGCCGCTGTACCACGCGCTCGCTCCGATTATCAAAGATGCTGCCGCCATGGAAAAGGTGGAAATCGAGTGGGGCGGTGACTGGCGCACATTCAAAGATGGTCCTCATTGGCAGTTGCCATGGAAGGATTATCCATGACCGCCCGCCGCAAAGCCAAAGCCGGCCCCAAGGTCGTCAAACTGCGCGCGACATCCGCAAAGGATGTTGCTTCCCAATTCCGGCGCATGGCCGATGAAATCGACGCGGGCGAAATCGGCCACATCGAAAGCATGGTCGCTTGCGCTGAGATCGATGGAAAAATCCAGATATTCGGCTGGGGCAATATCGATGGTCTGCGCGCGACCGGCATGTTCAGCCTCGCCGTCACCAAACTGACCCGAGAAGTTCTCGACGTAATGGAGGCGGGATTGTGACCCCGCTGTCGCACCTCATTCGCGGTTCATGGGACATGTCTCCACGTCGTCCTACATCTGATAGCTTTAACTGTCGGAATGGCGATTCCATACTTGGAAGATATCTCTTTGAGCATCCCCCTCTTGCGAGGATGGTTACGTATGGACTTAACGTCGTCTTCGCTTATTTTTGCCGAACGATGTTTTTCGCCGCGAGGTGCGTTTTGGACGCCGCGCCCACGCAACCATTTTTCTTTATGATTACTACTAGCTGTGTCCCAACGCAGATGAGACGGATTTACGCACGGTGGATTGTCGCAGCTATGCAGGGCATGAAGGCCATTCGGCCTAGAACGGCCATCAATGACAAGCGCAATATGCGACGCTTGAATATTCCGTCGTGCGAGCCAGAATGTTCCATAACCTTTCAGTGTTCTCCCGCCAGCCCATTCCCAGCATTGATCATCAGTGCCAATGCAAACTTTGTGCCAAAAGCGTGCTTTGTCGGACTCACTTATTCTGATAGTGTTGGTGTCAGCCATGGCGCGGTCCTTTCGCGTGGTGGTCAGGGCCGGGCGGCGCGTTCAACGCCGCACCGGCCCGCCTATTTTATGCCATTCCTCTCAAAAAGGAAGGCAATATGACATTTAATTTTCTGAAGGGTGTTGGTAATCAGCATATTGAAGCTGCTCGCCTTCTCTGGGTTATTTCTGTTGTGGCGGGCGCAGTTTATGCTGGCTGTCATCTCTTCATCAATCATGAATTCAGCATCATAGAATTTGGGACTGGGATGGGTTTATTGCTGGCTGGTGGTGGCGGAGCGGTCTCCATTAAAGATCGCGGTGTCGCCAAGGCGGCGGCCACCACCACGCCAGATGAGGCCGCGCCATAATGTTCGGCTTGCCCAACCCATATACCATAGGCGCCGCAGCCGCCTTGAGCCTCGCCGTCACGTCGGGTGCCTATCTCAAGGGCCGCACGGACATGGCCCATAAGCGCGACGGACAGGCGCAGGCGATCCAGGTTGCCACCGCGCAGCGCTATGCCGCGGCGGCAGCCGAGATGCTTGTCACAGAGCGCCAGCGCGCGCGCACCAGTGAGGAAACCGCCCATGCGTATAAGACCGATCGCGATGATCTTGCTCTTCGCTACGAGCGCTTGCGGGAAGGCTACGGTCTTCGCGGAGTGCCCGCCGCCAAGCCGGTTCCCTTCACCCCCGGCCGATCTGATGGAGGCCCCTGTGGTAAAGGCTTTTTCTGCCTTTCTACCGGATCAGCCGTCGCATTGATGCTGGCGGCGGATGAGAACACGCTGAAGCTCATCGACCTGCAAGGCTGGGTCCGGGCACAACAGGCCATCGGGGAGAACAGATAATGCGGCTCGGTCTCGGTTTAGGGCTCGGCGGACGCAACAGTCCCCCCTCTACACCTTCCACCGCCGGTCAGCCGATCGGCCTTCTCCTCATTCTAACGAAGGCAAACTAGTCGATGACTTCGGCAATATCCTTCCGGTCTTTAGGTCGCGCCGGCCAGTCAGGTCAACGTAGGGGTGGTGTTGATTTCGGCACTGCTCCTGCATCGTCGCCCACCGGCAATTGCCTGGCTCATAGCCTTTCGAGTTATCTATCCGGTCGACTGTGTGTTTTGCTGTCGGGCGATGCCCCATATCTTCAACAAACGCCGCCACTGAATTGCGCCACCGTTCGCATACCTGGATACCTTTTGCTTGATACCAAGGGTAGGCGACATTCTTCGGGTTATAGCAACGCGACATCATGGTGCACCAATTTTGGTATGTGGATGTTCTTGCTAGTCCGTGGCGCTCAAGGGGCTTTCCTTTCGCGCATCCGCAATTCTTACTTGTGCCGTTCCGTAGGGTTTGCGCGGCGACTATTCGCTCCTCTCCGCAATCGCACCGGGCGAGGCAGTGAACACGCCCATGCTTCCGATGTTCATCGTTCAGGACCGTCCAAGTTCCGAAACGCTGTCCAGCCATGGACACGTAATTCCATTGGTTCTGATGGTTTGGCATTTGGCGGTTTTACCACATATACGAAAGGTTATCAACCATGGCCGATAATGTAACTGTTTCGCAAGGCACCGGGACAACCATCGCGGCCGACGACATTGGCGGCGTGATGCACCAGCGCGTCAAGCTCTCGCTCGGCGCAGACGGCACCGCTAACGACGCCTCGGCGGGTGCTGGCGTTGTAGGCACTGGCACGCAGCGCATCACGCTGGCGAGCGATGATCCTGCGGTGGCGGTGCTCGGCACGATTAGCGATGCCGCATGGACATCTGGCGATGGCACCCATGATGCGTTGCTCAAGGCGATTGCAGGTGCGGCCCTCGACACCACCACGCCGTCCCCCGTCGCTGGTCCGGTCGCGCACGACGCGGCCGACAGCGGCAACCCGGTCAAGATCGGCGGCAAGGCGGTGGCCGACCTGTCGAGCGGAACCAACGTTGTGGCGAACGACCGCACCGACGCCAAGTTCGAGCTGGACGGCGCACTGCTGACCCGTGGCCAAGCGCTCAGCGACAATATCCGTGGACTGGCGGCGATCACAGACGGCAGCTCGACCAGCGTCATCGCGGCGATCGGTTCCGGCATCAAAGCCTATATCACCGATGTCATCATCGCCAATTCGTCGGCAACATTCGTCACGGTCGATTTGCGTGATGGCACCGCAGGGTCTGTATTGATGACGCTGCCGGTTCCGGCCACAGGCGGCGTTGTCCATCGCTTGCAAACCCCGCTGGTGTTCACGGCGAATACGGCGGTGGCGGCGGACCCGAGTGCGGCGGCATCGACCGTCACCGTCACGCTGCTCGGCTTCAAGAGCAAAATCTGATGAAGACGCCGATCATGCTCTCCACGCTGACGACCACCGGGCCGTCCGTGTCGGCGACGCGCTATACCGCGCTGGTTCAGGGCCCGACCGCGCAGCATGCATGGAACGCCAACGACAACGCGCAATCACGCAGCCCGATGCCGGTTGCCGGAACGCTGTCCAACCTGCGGGTACAGTTCCCGGTGGCGCCAGGGGCCGGGACCAGCTACGCGATCACGATCATGAAAGGCGGGGTGGCACAATCGCTGACCTGCACGATCAGCGATACCAACACCACGGCGGCCGACATCAGCAACACGGTCGCGGTGTCCGCCGGTGATCTCGTCAACGTTCGCTGCGTTCCTACCAACACTCCGGCCGCCAACACGAACGTGCAGATCAGTATGCAGTTCGAGGCGACGACCAGCGGGCAAAGTCCGATCTTTGCCGCGCACGGTTCCCAATCGACGGCCGGGTTCACTCCCCTCGGCGGGGCTTATTTCAACGCGACCGAGACGACGGCGCAATGCGTTATGCCGACCGCCGGGGCGATTGATGCCCTCTATATCGGCCTGAGCGCCGCGCCTGGGGCTGGAACCTCGAAAATCTTCACGCTGCGCAAGAACAACGCCGACTCCGCTTTGGCGGTGACGATCGCGGATGCGGCCACGACCGGTTCGACGGTTGGAACATCGGTATCCTACGTGGCTGGCGATATCATTTCCGTCTCCGTCACCGTGAGCGGCGCGGCTGCTGCCTCGACCGCGCAGATTAGCCTGCGCTGGCTTCCGACGACGACCGGCGAGAGCCTGTTGTTCCACCACTATCAGGGTGCATTGTCGACCTCGGCGGACCGCTTCACCGCGATCAACGGCACCACGGCGAACAGCCAGGCCACCGAGTCCAACACCCACGCGATCGCCCCTGTCGCGTTCGTCGTCCGCAAGACTTACGGGCTGCTATCAACAGCACCAGGCTCTGGTAAATCGCGCACCTTCACGCTGATGGCCGGGGCGATCGGAGCGACCTCGGCGCAGAGCCTTGCCGCCGCCGTAGTCGATACCGCCACCACCGCGCAGGACGTGACGAACAGCTATTCCGCAGCGGTCGCCGATCTCCTCGCGATCCGCCACAGCCCATCAGGAACGCCTGCGGGGGTGACATGGCAAACAGCTTCATCCGTTGCCTACATTGCGCCGGCCACGTCCTCGACTTCCTACAACAGTCTTTTGCTGGGGGTTGGCTGATGCCCAAATTCCGCATGCGGCGGCGTATCTATTCCGCGCCAGTCTGCACCGCCACTCCCTCGATCAGTGGGACCTTGCAGGAGGGCTTCACTGGCACATGCTCAACCGGCACATGGAGCGGCAGCCCTTCTTATGCCTACCAATGGAATCGCGACGGTGTGGCGATCGGCGGGGCCACTGCGAACACGCGCGTATTCAGTTCTGCCGACACTGATCATCTGCTGAGCTGCACCGTGACCGCGACTAATGCGCAGGGTCTGTCGGCATCTGCAACCACCGCCTCAGCGGCAATTGCAGCTCCGCCCGATGGCGCCTTCACGTTCAACATGGGGACCAAGACATACAAAGGCTATGGCGGCTATCCGGTTGGGGTCGGGCGGACGATTGCCAGCGGCACCGGCATGGCGGACTTCACCGTCAATGCGTTGGGGGAGATTGTTCCCGTCGGCACCTATGGCAGTGCTGTCGCGGTCTTTACACGCTCCAGCTACGACCTGACCCTGGACAATGGCCAGACGGTCGCGATTACGATCACCAGCGGGGTGGCCCACGCTGCCACCAACAGCACGAACGATACGTCATCCAATTTCCAACTCCGCACTTACCTCAACTCGGCGACCGCAATCGCCAAGGGCGAGACGATCAAGTGCCGCTCAGGCCATTCCAACCCGACCGGCGCAGTCTGGCGCATCCGTCCGCCAAGTGGTGGCTACACCACGGGCAGCGGTCGGATTACCGTCGAGTCCGAGGAGCCGTTGGGATTCAAAGTGGGGGCGCTGTTTTTTGATAGCGCGGTCTCAGGCGCTGCTGCGGTCTATCCGATCGATCTGGTTGATATTCACTTCTACAACGATACGCCAACCTATTCCGGCTCACTATGCTCCTATTCCTCTGCTGGTGGCGGGGTCGGATATTATTCGTGCCGGTTTGAATGTGGCCCTAGCGTTACCGCGCCGTGGGGGGTTGATGGGGTCAAGACCCGTGGGACATGCACGGTTGACGACTGCGATTTCTACAATGTTTCGCAAGCGATTGCGCTAGGCAGTTATGCACTGGATTGCATCATTACCAACAATACGGCGGAAGGCATCTACGGGGACTTTTGCTCGGGATCGTTCGAGAATATTACGTTCGAGGACAACTTCGCGTTCAATAAGCGCTATAGTTCCGGCTTCCATGGGGATTATCTACAGCATCTCGGTTGGACCAGTTCGACGCTCGCCGGCACGGCGAACGGATCGCAGACGGTGTTCAGCGCGACGGTTCCGCTGTCGGCCGCGACCTTGCTCGATTTCAGCGGCGTCAAGCTGCTTGTCGGCAGCAGCAACACCTATCCAACCGCCGAGAGTATCGATATGGGGGCCGGCACCGCAACCGGGACGGTCAACAGCATCACCTACACCGCGACGTTCAACGTCAGCACCGGTGAGGTCACGGTTACGTTCGCCTCGGCGCCGGCTAATGGCGTCAAGGTCTATTTCATGGCCCCGACGAGCAACAAGCTCGACATGCCAGTGGGCTCGATCAAGCGCAACTTCGCGGTTCGCAATATCGGTCTCGACGGGCAGGGTGATTATCAGTTCCTGTTCTTCGACGACACCTATGGGCGTGTCCGCCTGACCGCGATCGACATGACCCATAATATTGGGCACATCACCTTCGCGAACGCGATCTACCTGCTGCGTTCTAAAAACGCGAACGTCGCCTTCAACACCGTGCTGAACGATTTTCAGGCGAACAGCGGGATTACCGCCTCAGCCACGATCAATATGGCCAACGGCTATGGCGGTACGGCCGATGGTACCGGTGGCACTGTGACCAGGAACGTCGCGAACGCTCTGTCGTTTGCCAGCCAATCGCCGGCACCGACACAATCGCCCAACCCGAACGTTACACTCTCCAAGAGCCTCGGAGTATATCAGGCTGCGTTCCCGGCTTATGCGAATACCGGACTGACGACGCGCGCGGCGGTGATCACAGCGTTCACCCCTGATGCGACTTGGTATGCGGCGAACGGCAATAGCGGGGCGCTCGATGCGGCAGGCGTGTGGGCGACCTAAGGATGATGATAGAACGCCGACAAGGGTGCGCTCAATGCCGATGGGACGTGGCGCTGATTTACCCTGAATGATGGGTGCTTTTCGTCGGGGGTTGTGGTTTACTGGTCGTCTTATTATGGAGACGATCATGCTACGCAAGGCGTTCATGGAAACATTGAGATTCGGTGGGTTTGTCCTGGCCCTCGCTCTGATGGGATGGTTCTACGTCGCGACTACCGAGCCCTTGGAGCCTCGATTGGCTGGCTCCACTCAAGCTGTTCCCCGCTGATATAGGCGAGCAACGCGAACCCCCCGACACCGGCAAACCCGATCATCAGCATGAGGGCCGGAATAAGCCCTGGTGAGCCATGCTGATAGCTGTTGTTGGCGCCCTTGCGCTTGCTGGCCCGCGACGGAGCGTAGAAGCCCACGACAAACGGCGCAATGAACAGCAGCAGTAAGGTGAGATAGGATAGGCTGGTGGGCATAGTGTTATCCTACCCTCCTCATGGCGTGTTGAATCCCAGCCCTAGTGCTGGATTGCTCTGTCCTTGGATGTAGTTCTGGTCGAGCCGGGCAAACTTAATACCCCGCGTCCCTTTAAACGCGGCGAAGGTGGCAGCGCGTCATGGTCACAGTTCCATGTGGCCTGGATAAATCCAGGGGCTCGCTTAACGCTAGGCGGGCGTCGGAAATAACAACATCACCTGCATGGTTTTCAAATACCCCCTCACCTGCGATGCGGAACGGCTTACCGTCAATCATAGCCTGAAGACCGGGAAAGTCATCCTGCACGCCGTCCGCATAGATCGTTGGGACGTTGGCCTTGGCAAGCGCTGGTAGCGCCGCCAGTGCTGTGGCGACCATCGCGCCACCGAGGAATGATCTGCGGCTGATGTTCATGTTTTCATCCTACCGGCTCATCCCCCTGATCACAATCCCGCTCGACATGGACGGTGAGCCCCCAGCTCGCGAACGCGCTCTCAGCCACATCCTGCCCCGATAGCAGGCGTGTGAGCAGATAGCCGAGGCCCTGATCGATGTTGATGCGCTTGACCACGCGCTCTGTCGTGCCGTGGATCAGGACGGTGAAGTGGGGCGGGGCTTTCATGGGATCATTCTCCGGGCATATTAATAGCCTCATCCCAGTCGAACAGTTCATCCACAACCCTAGCTTCAATAGCGTCAAGCTTCTCGGCGTCGCGGCATTCCGTGTGGTACGAAAAGAAATAACTGCGCTGGAAACTGACCATCAGGTTACGGCAGAGACGCGGTTTCAGCCCGATCAGCTTGTTGCAGACTGGACAAATGCCATCAGGCCCAGGGTCGAACGTTGGCTCGTCTTGGTCTGGGTCGTCAAAATAACCGATGGACCTCAGTACATTCCGATCGTCACCCACGGCTGTTCTCCCACTTGGCGAGTTCTGCGCGGGCGATCTCGATGATGGTATCACATCCGCCCTCAAAGTCGGCGGCGTCGTAAAACTCCTCACTCATCTCTGCGACCCGTTTCTGTTTTCCAATGGCCCGCAGCGCATCTACCAGCCCCGCGACATCTGGCCGGGTGGAGCGTGGAACGGGCGTAGGTCCCTTGGAATTCCAAGGGACCCCCTCCCCCGGCGCGGGTGCTGTCGGGGAGAGGGCGCGGCACGTATCACTGTGCGGCCAATGCTCGGCGGGATTGGTAGGCTCATCACATTCGCACGAGATGTTGGCCTCGCGGTGTCCCCAGCCCTCGTACCAGCCTCGTCGCGCAGTCTCGATCGCCTCTTGCCGGGCCGTCGCGAGGGCGGCTCTAGCTATCGACAGAGCCTGTCCATTCTCCATCGCCTGATCAAACGCGATCTCGTAGGCGCTGTGCTCACGATCCAGCTCAGCCGTCAATTCCGCGATGGTCTGGGCTTGCTGGCGGATGAGGGTGGCGAGTTCCTCGTCCAGTTTATTTGGATAGTTCGCAATTCGACTGTCCAGCCGCTCCAGCAGCGCCTTGTGGTCGGGGGTCATGGGCGGGTGTCCTGCCATAGTATCCATGCTGTGATTGGCCACAAGATAGCCGCGAAGGGGAGTAGGAGCAGCATCTTTACAGACCCACTGCGACTTCTGGTCATAGTGTTGCCAATATCTGCCCATCGTCTCATCTTTAGGTAGAACCAGATCGCCACCAACAGACCGAGCGCGGCGTAGATGTAGGCATAGAACATCACCGTCCTCCCAAATGCGCGATAATGGCGTCGGCACCTTTGAGATACGCCTCGCGATGATGTTGGGATGCCTCGGCCAACTGTTCGTTGCCGCCGGTAAATGCATCGCAAAACACTCCCGCCAGTTCTTCCCTATCGATGGTGAGTGGCGGCATGGCGGAAACGGCTACGCTGGCGTCTTCAATGTAGCTATGCCAATAGTTATTAATGAGCCGTTTTAATTTACCTTGGTCGGATACTATGCGTTCATGGGCTCTGCGGCACAGCGCCCGCGCCACGGCCTCCACAGTCGCCTGCTCTACGGCCGGATCGTTGTTGGTCATCACTCACCCCCTTTGCGGATCGAGGTAAGGGTAGCGGTACAGATATCGTTACGCGGGCTGTCTTGCCCGCAGACCTTGCAGCGCAGGGTGTGAAGTTCGCCGTTACCTGCTTTGATCTCACGTGGGCAATTCAGCTCACCCGCGCGCCAGAACTTATGCTTGGGCGGGTTGGCAAGTATCCGCTCTGCCTCCGCCAGCTTGGCTTGCAGGTCGCGGATGGTGGCGAGGAGGGAAGGGAGCGCGTTGATGGCGGTGACGATGAGCCTGACATTTTTAGGCTCGTCTTTTGACCATGGTGCAAGCGCTCGATCTGGGAGGACAATGTCACGACCATTAGCTTGCCAAGGCCCCGGCGTTGCCGCCGCTCGCAGCTTCTCCAGTCGTTCGATCTCCGCTGCATCAATGGTCGCCTGCTCTACGGCCCGATCGTTGGTGGTCATCATTCATCTCCCTTGCGGATCGTGTTGAGGGACTCATCGATCGGCACTGCGCTTTGCGCGGCCTCCTCACATCGCAACATTACATCCGCCAGTTCCTCGCCTGTCATCTTTGACGCTTCAGGCCCCCAACTATAATGGACGCGCTCAATGCCCTTCTCTTGCCAGAGGCTCCACATCTTCCGCCCGTTTGGACCAAGCATGTTGGCAGTCGCTTCCAGCATGTAGAGTCGATCAGTAGATGTCCGATTTGCCTTAGTTAGAGCGAGCGCCGCCTCCACCAGCTTGGCTTGCAGGGTGCGGATGGTGGCGCGGAGGCGGGCTATTTCGCCTAGCATCTGACGAATATCAGACCCAACGAATAACTGATGCCAGTCATCCCGCCTTGCCCATTCGGTCCACTGTGTGATTGGTAACACGCCCTCCACAGTCGCCTGCTCTACGGTCTTCAGACTTGTACCAATAAAAGCCGCACAAAGTACCGCTTCTGCAATCTTCCGACTGTCATCAAAACTAACGACTTCGCCGAGGATGGTTAAACATGCGTCTCGAACGGCATCCGCCGCATGGCCTAGCGCATCAACACGAAGACTCGCCTGCTCTGTGGTCTGGTTGCTCATTGTCCGCGTTCCTTTTCGATGAGGTGAGCCCGTGCGCGAAGGGCGGCGGCGGTTAGGGCGAGGGCCGGAGTGGCGGAAATCACTGACACCTGTCCGAACGCGCCCCAATCGTGAGTGAGTGTTGCCCGCCAAGCATCTCGGCCCCAGGGCCAGTTGCCAGAGTATTCACGGTTTACGGCTACCATTGGGGACGGCCACTGCTCAAGATTCAGGGTCCATTCCTCTACCAGCACCAACGTCATCGCCGCGTCGATTGAGGCGGTAAAAGGCGGCGGCGCGTCAAAGGCGCCACTGTCGTGCGGATCGCGCCGATAGAGCACCTGGGACACTTCGCCGAACATCACATAGTCATGCTGAGGTTCTATGGACTGCCAAATCAGCCCATCAATGTGTCGATCCAGCCCGCTCGCGCGTTCCACCCGATCCGCAAGCTCTCGCAGCACGGCGGCGCTCATGACCGGGGCTCCTTCGCGAGGGCCGCGCGGGCGGTTTCCAGTTGGTCTATGACGCGTTCGATTGTGCGGGCGATTACGTCCCCGTCTTTAGGATTAAATTCGCCTCGGAGGTCGTCCAAGGCACTTTGTAGATTTAAGGATGCATCGCTCCCCTTAGGCACGAACAACGCCGCCTCCAGCTTCTCGATGCGGGTTAGGGCTGTGGTGAGAATGTCGAGGAAAACACGATCTCGGCCGGGGACGTGACCAACAATTAGGCCGCCTCCCTGCTGATCGAAGCCAGCTTGCAGCATCTCTCGCGCCTGTTCTTCTATGGTCATTGGCCTAGCGATCTCCGCTATTGAGGGGGTGTTGGAGCTAGTCATGTGGCTGATCCTGGGCGTCTGCCTGCGGCATCGCGCTCTCGTGCTGCGCGCGGAGCCCCTGCGGGTCTCCGCCTTTGGCTTCGATCGCTGACGTAAGTTTGTGGCGCAACGCCATCGCGTCCCACCACGCATTGTGCTGGACCGCCCCAGGCAGACTGGTTGGATAGCAGTCGACGTTGTGGACCTCAAAGGTCATCAGTGGGTATTCAGCCGACGTCCAACCCCCATGAGGCGACGTTGAAATCGCTCGACAAAAGCGCCCAATATCTACCGGACTATCCGCAACGATTACCGGATGAGTGCAATCGCCAATGAAGTGCCTGATGATGCTACCAACATCATTCTCGGGCACCGTCCATGTCATATCGGCCCGGTGTTGCTCTATCAGGGGAACCACATTCTGGGCCACCCACTCGTCGGTGGCCTGCGCGGTGGTGGCGATGTGGATACTGCGTCCATCTTCGCGAACCAAGCCAACACTCAGCAGTGACCCGCTGTGCCCGTCGAACTCGCAGTCGATGTAGAAGCGATCCGCGCCCATACATGACCGGGGCTCCACTAATACCACGAACCCTACTTGATGCGTATCTTCTGGATCTTCGCTCCAGTCCGGTTGCTCCATTTGGTGCTCGTCTGTTATGATCCATCGAAAAGATGGAAACATCTTGGATAAGCGTTCAACTAGATCGCCAACGCAATTAGAACAACCGCCGTCTGCGGTGCCAATGATCTTGGCTATTTTCTGCGCATCATCTATCGTCATGACCCGGGGCTCCTTCGCGAGGGCTGCGTCAATAATCTCATCTGGCCCGATCAGATTGCGGGCGTATTGAAGTGCAGCCTCCAGTTTCTCGATGCGGGTTAGGGCGGTGGTGAGGGCCGTGATAGCGATGTCGTTCGGCGTGCTTAGCTTCTTCTATGGTCATTGTGATACCACCCGATAAGCCGTGATATCGTCGTAATAAGGATCATCCGCCGGCCATTCCCAGCCGAAGTAATCAGCCCGCCCGGTAATTGTCTCAAACGTTTCCGAACGAAAGCGAACCTCGGTGATGGTGCTATCAGGGACAGGACACTTCCCGCCCGACCATTCAATCCATTCGCTGCTGCTCATTGGTCCTGCTCCTTGAGGAGGTGATCGCGAACGGCGAGCCCGGTGCTGTTCAGGCGATCAGTGCGTAACGTTAGGAACACTGCGATTGGCGCTGCCCACGGATCAGTGTAATCAACCAGGCACATTTGGCTCAGGCTTGATCCAATCCAACGGGCAGATAAGATGGCCCTGCGCTGATTCTCTGTCAGACCCGCCGCGATCTCCGCTATTGAGGGGGTGTTGGAGCTAGTCATGTGGCTGATCCTGGGCGTCTGCCTGCGGCATCGCGCTCTCGTGCTGCGCGCGGAGCCCCTGCGGGTCTCCGCCTTCGGCTTCGATCGCTGACGTGAGGATGGGGATCGTATGATAATAGTAGAACGGCTGGTCGTCGCCGCACTCGTCTGGGGCACTGTCGGGATCTAGCGTTAACATTTCCTTGACCGCCGTCAGGCGGGCGAACGTCTCTTCTTGAAACTGGTTGAAGACCACATCGTCATTGTAATTGTCAGGCCATTTGATCGGCGGATAGGTCGCCACGGCATTGCGCCATTGGCGCTCGGCGACCACCACAAAGCGTTTCGCCGCATCTTCGTCGAAGAGCGCGCAGACGGCGCTAACGGTTCGGTCGCTATACTCACCGACCGAGCGCATAATAACGTGAGCCACGCTAGGGACGGAAACCGGAACCGCAGCCTGGCTGCCCATATCTTCCATCAAATCTCTCCCTCAGGGTCTCTCGGCTGATGCTCGCGGAGGTGGTCGCCGGCCTCGATGGCGGCGGCCAGTTCGCAGCAGAGCAGTTGCCCGTCCCGCTTCCATGGATCACCAAAGAACGCGAGAATGGGCGGCGTAACGAATTGGCCCGCTAAGCTTCGCAGCCACGCCACCACCGCTTCTCGTTCTGTCATGGTTGATCCTTCCGTCCCGCACTCGCGGGGATGCTGCTGGGTCATGCTTCCACCTCTGGTTCGGGCAACGGTTTCCAGTGCGTCGGCTGCGTTGACGGCACACCATCTTCGTTGACCGTCCAGCAGTAACCATCGGTCCAGCAGTCGGGCGGCTCCTGATCACGGGAGAAAGCCCATGTTCCACAATCGTGATTGTCGTCATCGATTAGGCCATCAACCCACACGATCACATTATCGCTGCCGTGTCCGGGGATCTTGGCCTGGAACTCCGTGCCATCCTTTGGCGCCGTCTCGATCGGCTGCCAGCTCATCGCGGGCGGGATGGGCGCAGCGGTCTCTCCCATCACCGCCCCTCCTGTGAGGGGCGCTCTACGGTGGTCATCATGCGGCTATCCGTCCTTCCTCGCGCAACTGATCTTCGGTCACGCCCAACCAATGGGCCAGTGTGCGGATCGACCAGTCGATATATTCGGCCCGCTTCGGCTCCAACATCTTCGCAAACGAGATGCTTTCGTAATCCCATTCGATCTCGCCGCTCGGCAGCGTCACCGGCTTGGCCAGCCCGCCCTTGCGCTTCAGAACGCGATGCAGCATCGATACTGTCATCGGGCCGTCGAGCATGTTCTCTAGCATTGGTGCGGCGATGCCTAAAATACACCAGTAAAGCCCATTGCGTTTCACATTGCCGCGCGTGCGGGTAATGCGGATACGAACGATGCCGTCATCCAGGGAGGCGAGCGCTTCGGTGCAGGCTGGGTTCGCTGGACGCAGCGCGCCTAGCACTTTCCTCGCATAGAGCGGGGGTTCGTCAGCCACGCGGGTTCTCCCATTCATGCCGATGCGGGCTGCGCTTGGCATATTCGGCCGCCGCTTCAACGAGGTTGATCCCCCACTTCTTCTGAAAGCTCAGGACGCCACGGTGGATTGATTCATGCGCGGTCGAGCAGCAGGGAATGACCTCAAAATCCGGACCCTTGACCCCCATCCCATGGCCCGTCTCGTTGACGTGGTGCGCTTCGATGACCCCGCCGCATTCGTGCCGTCCGTCGAGAATGCACGGCAAGCTGCGCACCCAGCGCAGATGTCTAGGGAACCTTTTCCCATCGTGCTGACGGCCGCTATTTTTCCGGCGCGGTTTGAATGAGGAGGTGGGGAGCATCAGACAGCCTTTCGTTTTGCGCGCCACTGCGCCTTGCGTTCGTGCTGCTTCGCCCGATATTCGGGGTCGGTCGCATAGCGCTGGCGCGTGTAATGCAGCCGCGCCGCCCGATAGTCAGGATCGGTCGCGTAGCGCTGGCGCCGGCGTTCGTTGCGCATCTCCGCCATAACCCGGCGATAGGTTTCATCGGTGGAGATCAGGTCCTCCGGGGAGAGGTGGCGGTATTCCATCTCAGCCAGCCCGAATATAATCGACGACGTTGCTGGGCGCGGGATCATAGATGTCGAGCAGGTCCGTGACGGTCTCGTGAACCTCTTTCAGGAAACCGATGACCTCGGCCTCGATCTCGCCAATCGGCTCGTCGGCCAGGTGGATGCGCTTGACGAACAGCCGCATTTTCTCGGGTAGGCGCGGATCGTACGACACGAAGTCGCACCACGTCCGCCCGGTACAGGCCATCTGCCACGCCATTTGTGTCCGGTATTTCGCCGGCACCACGCCCTTGAGCAGTGTGTCGATGTGCGTGGCAGTGTTTGGACACTTGATCTCGACGAGCCCGTCCTCCGCGATCAGGCCGTCGGGGCTGGCGCCGGTCATCGCAATGCTGGGATGATCGACAAAGCCGACCTCCACGACATCCACGTCCTGCCGGAAGCAATAGGCTGACCGAGCCTCGGCCTCATTGTCACATCCCCATTGCATCGCGGCGTTGGTGAATCCCGGCTCGACCGTCCCCGTCAGCCTTTCGGACACGAGCTGAGCGAGGTAGTTGGCACGTGAGGCAGAATAGCCGCTCTTGGTCTTGGCGATGATGTCGGCGATGCGGGAGGCGGTGGCTTTGCCACAGCGGATTGCGAACCAGTCTTCCGTCCGCTGTTCGATGATGGTGGGCACGTTCATGCTGCCTGCTTCCTCTTGGCTTCAAGCGTCTCAACCGCGCGATCGAAGTCGGCTGCGCGAATGTCGCCAAGGACCGTGATTTTCGCGTAGGCGCAGAATTTGCGGACATCGGCGCCGACCTCATCGGCCAGCTTCTGCAATGCTTCGACTTGCTTGGGGGTGATGCGATCGGTATCGCGCGGGGGACTGGAACTTGTCCGTGTTAGTGGAACCTGTGCATGGCTGTCGGCGTCCCCTTCCCCGGTCGCGATCTTGAACAGCGAGCGCAGGAATTGCTTTTCGGCGTAAGACTGTGCGGCACCGAACGACTGCGATCCCATCTTCGATTGCGTCATGATCGAGCGACGGAGCGGGCCATAGCTATCACCGCCGCAATGGACCGAGAAGGCGAAGCGCATCTTCAGCCACCCGCCGTCCAACACCTCGAATGAATCCTCATCCGAGGCGATGACCAATCCGGCATCCGCCATCAGCGGGCGGACAGCCTCCAGGAAGTCGTCGATCGAGGCGAAGTTGTAATTGGCATGTGTGTTGCGCTCGCCCTTGGCGAGTTTCGGCACCTTGCCCATCACGGCGGCAATCGCCGCCACGATCTTGGCGGACATGGCCGAACTGTCAGACGTTTCCATTATTGATCTCCGGTTGCCGCGAGCGTTGCCTCGCACGCTGGCGGCGAGCCCTGCATGCCGGTGTCACCGGATGAGGCGGGCGTGTCATACGAAGGGGAGCCGGTGTTCGCTGACGCGAGAACCTTGCCTATAGGCATGTCTTTTTCTTCGCGGGTGAGAATTCGCACGAACTGGATGCGATAAATCCCTGCCCCAGTTTCCTGCTGCCTAGGCAGTTGGAAAGTCCACGTTATCGTGTCGCCATCGAAGGATTCGGGATCGTCTAATTCCGGATAAAAATCCGCAGTGCTAGAGACGCCGAAACAATCAATATCGGAATATGCCACTATCAATCTCCTACTGCCCGCCCGCTCACGTGAAGCTCGCCCCAATCAGCGCGAACCCGACGACCAGCCCAAGCACCATCGTGAAGCGGCCGAAGCGGTCTTCCTCGCGATACCATTCGAGGGGCGTGCCGATGTTGCGGGCGAGGGTGCGGAGGTGGGTCATGACGTGGTGTCGTTCTCAATATCCATCGGACCCGGCTTGCCATCGACGCGACAGATGCCGTTGTCGTCGTACAGCCAGAAGGTCGAGATATGCCCCGGCCCCGATGGGATGAAGACGCGGTGGCAGCCGTTGAAATTGAGGGGCTCGCTTGCCAGCTCAGCGCGCTTGCCAGTGGCTTTGACGCGCAAGGAGTCATTCCAGTTGATCACCGCGTCATCTCCACAACCAGAGGGGCCAAGAACATCGCGAGGAAGCCGATCACGAAGAGGGGGATGGCACGGTTCTCACACGACATCGTTCAACTCCTTCGCGAAATGCTCATCGATGGGGCGGCCGTTGATCGTGATCGGGGCATTGGCGGGCGCGAGGATCAGGCGATAATCGGTCGGATCGCTATCCAGCTTCACCAGCGCCTGATGGACGCCGTAGGACCCGTTCTGCTGCCCATGGTGAACCTTAACCTCGGTCGCGCGGCAGGCTTGCCGGATGGTCGCGAGGATTAGCCCGGTGAAGTGCTGGCGGTTGCGGCGCGGCGCGGTGATGTCGGTGATGGCGTTCATGCCGCGCCTCCCGTCGCCTTGGTGATGGCGGCGCGGATTTCAGCGAGAGTCACCCAACATTGATTCGCCGGGTCCTGCCCAATACAAAGTTCCTCGACGGCGCACTCTGCCACTCGGCACGCTGCCAGCAACTCAGGCGCGGCGGCGATCAGGCGGGCGTTCGCTTCAACCTCGGCGCGGTAGTCCTCGCCGAAAAAGCCATGGACTCCGGCTATGATGACCGTGTTTCTTTTCGGGTCTGGCTGCGCGCTGATGGGCCAGCCAACAATCGACGAAAAGGGAGCGGCTTTCCATGGCCCGGGAGTGAATGATCCCCTCATCGCTCCACCCTCCCGAACAGATGCAGCTTCGGCCGCGCATCCAGCGCCGCGTGCGCTTCCGCATCGGCGAGGACGCTATCCACACCGGGGCCGTATCCGTTCGCGCCCCATTCACCGAGGATCAGCTGGGCCGCCGCCGGTGCGGTCATCGCCTGTTCGATCGCGAGCTCAAGCTGCCCGAGATACTGGTTGGCCAGCTCGCGGGTGCAGGGGTCGCTGGTGATCTTCAGAGCACGGTGGAGTTTGCCGCAGTGGCTGTTGAGCAGGACCAGTGCGCTGGACCGTGCGCTCTGGGCGCCGGTGTATCGGTTCGTGACGGGGAATTGCTCGGTCGCCATCTCTTGCTCCATGCGTTCTGTATGGATGCAGTGTGTAGAACGCGCACGCACCTGTCAATGCTAAAAAGTGCCTGTCCCGCACATTATTTTTCATGGTCACAACGAAAAGCTTGCACATTCCCCCTTGACCAACCCGTGTACACAGTTCACTCTACGCCGCATGAAACTTTCCCAATATCTCGCCGAGACCAATCTCACCGACGCGGCTTTTGCCGACATGGTGGGGGCCGAACGATCGACCATCACGCGATTGCGTGGTGGTGACCAGATTCCATCGCGCCCGCTCATGCTGCGGATCGTCGAAGTCACCGCCGGCCTGGTCACGGCCAATGACTTTTTCGGGATCGCGCCCCCTTTTCGGATAGCCAAAGACGGCGCCGCCGCAAGCGCTAAAGCGTCCTAGCGGTGGCCAGGGGGCCGACAGCACAGACACCACAGTCCAGCCGCTGCACCCACTGTCGCTTGCCCCTCCACGCCACCCGCTGCGCCTCGTGGAAGCCCTACGAGATCGCCGCCTGCCCGCATGCTGAAAGGACGGCTGTATGAGCGAGGACATCAACGCCACGCTGTCCGCGCGCGGCAACCGCTACGGCGACTTCGCCAGCCATGCCGGCATCACTCAGGCGCTCAAGCTTCAGATGCGCCTCAGCCGCAACTGGGACAGCCTACCCGCCGATATGAAGGAGGCGCTGGAGATGGTCGCTCACAAGATCGGGCGCATCCTTAATGGCGATCCCGACTACCACGATAGCTGGCACGACATTGAAGGATATGTCCGGCTTGTCTCGCAGCGATTGGAGCCAACCGCATGATTGATTTCCTGCTCAGGCTCGCTGCGACCGTATTGGCGATGTTCGGCTTTCTGGTGTTCGCGATGGGCGCAGCGGCTGCCGCTCTCCATGCCGCGCACCGCATTGGCCGAAGGTATGAGGCAGGTCAGCACCCGCGCAATGACGATTAAAGTTTAACAGAACACACACGGAAAGGACGCCGCATGATCCTCGATCGCATCTGGCCATGGTCCCGGTTCCGCGAGCTGGAACTGGAGGCCGACATTTCTTTCGCCGCCCTTTCGCGGGCGACCAATCAAGCGCTCATCCTCCAGATCGCCAAGTCCGAAGCCAAGCGCAAGGAGATCGAGACCAAGCGCCGTAACCGCATGGCGAAAGACCCTATCCTCGCCGCCGAGATCCATGGCGACATGGCGTGAGCGGTAGCTGGCCCTGCGGGCATCCACGCACAGAGGATAATACGCAATCGATCGGATCGGCTGGCGTGCGCTGCCGGGAATGTCGCCGGGAAATATCGCGGCGCGCGTACCAAGAGCGCAAGAACCCGATGCGCGATCAGCATATCGCCCACGTCTTCGCCATGATCGAGGCCGCCGCCAATACCGGCAAACCCTGTCCGTCGAACGAGGATATTGCGTTCGCTCTGGACTTCTCCAGTGGTTCGTCGGGCGCGCGCATCCTCGGGCATCTGGAGCGCGCTGGGCTGATCCGGGTTGACCGCATCCTCCGTTCGGTGCGCGTTGCCACCATCCTCGCGACCGGCAAGAAAACCCTTCGCCCGACCGCCGGCAGCATCCGTGATCTCGTGCTGGACGGTCGCGTCCATGCCGTTCCCGAAGCCGACAGCATGCCGCGTGTTCATCGTGATCCATGCACCTATTGCGGCACCCGCGCCGATCACGGCTGCAACTGCGTGAGGCTAGCGGCATGACCTATCGCTGCGGCCATCCCCGCTCTCCCGAGAACACCAACAGCAAGGGCGACGGCAAGGTCCGCTGCCGCACCTGCTACAAGGCGATGCAGCGCCGGCTCTATGCCAACCGCCGCGACGGCACTAAACACCGGCGGGACGGCCTTGCGCCGCCGGACTGGACCATCCCGGCGGCCTATGTTCCGATCTGGGTCGACCGCGATCCCTGCCCGCGCTGCGCGGTGCGGGGCGACATTGGCTGCGCGCATAGCCGCCAGCGCATCACGATGGGGGCGTTCTGATGAAGCACCTCATCTCCACCATCGCCGTCCTCGCGCTTTCGATCATCAGCATCGTGCTGTTCCTTACCGCCACCATGTTCGGTTTGTCCGGGGCGGGGTTTGCCGCTGCTGGGTCATGGGTCGAGAGGTGGGGCCGGTGATGGCCGAGAATCTCGCCATGCAAGCGCTACGTATCCGCGACCGCCTCCCAACCGAGCCGATCGAATGGGGCCGGTCGTGGAATCTCTCGCCAGCAGTCTCAACGCGTCTCGTGCGCGACGAAGAGCGGAGGCGGCGAGGATGAATATCGTTCTGCCATGGCCCCCGAGGGAGCTAAGCCCCAACGCGCGACCGCATCATTACACGCGATCCCGCGCAACCAAAGCGTATCGGACCACCGCATATTGGGCGGCCAAGAGCGTGCATGCCAGCGCCCCCGATGGTAAGGGTGACATCGTGGTGACGGTGGAGTTCTTCCCGCCCTCGCGCCGTCCCGACCGCCAGAACATGCCCGGATGGATCAAGGCCGGGATTGACGGGATTGCCGATGCGATGGCTGTCAACGATCGCCGCTTTGTCCCCGAATACATTTACAGCGATCCAATCAAGGGCGGCCGTGTGGTCGTCACGGTGATGGCATGAGCGCCCGCGCGATCGGAGAGTTGATCCAGCCCATCATGGCGCGTGCGGAGGCATTGTATGGCTTCCAGCAGATATTGAATAAGTGCCCCACGGCAGAGGGGCGGAAGGGGCTTATCTTAGCTGCGTGGGAGCGCTTTGCGGTGTCAGATGAGGATGCCCAGCTTCTCATCGAAGCCTACGGCCTGGAGACTGCATAGATGGCTGAACGGGGGTTCTACCAGATGGCACGGGGGTGGCAGGACAATCCGCTGTTTGGCAATGCCGAATATAGCGAGCGCGACGCATGGGTGTGGCTGGTCGAGCATGCCGCATGGCGCCCAACCAAGCTGCGCGTCAAGGGCGTGGTGATCGATCTCATTCGTGGTCAACTGTGTTTTGCCCAACGGTTCATGGCAGAAAAATGGCGCTGGTCGAAGAGCCGCGTAGACCGTTTTTTGAAGCGATTATCCGCCGAAAGCATGATTTCAATCTGTTCAAAAAACGGGGCAACAGCGGGGCACCCAGCGGGGCAAGGCCAGTCGGTAATATCTATCTGTAATTACGACAAATATCAGTCCCCAGAAGCAGTAGACCGGGGCAACGCTGTTCCGGAAAACGGGGCAACAGCGGGGCAACAGCGGGGCAAAGAAGAAGAATATAAGAAGGATAAGAAAGAAGAAGAAAGAAGTTTAACCGCTGACGCGGCGAGCGACTATGCATTTTCCGGCAGAGTGATTCGTCTCAAGGAGGGGCAGTTCAGCCAATGGCAGGCGGCCTATCCAAACCTCGATCTGCGCGCGGTCCTTCAATCGCGAGACGACTGGCTGGCGACCGAGGCCGATCCTGGCGCGCGATCTCGGTGGTTCATGTCCACGTCAAATTGGCTAGCGGCGCGGCATAGCCGGGCCACCGCCGATGAGCGGCAGGCAAGGGTCGCGGGGTTCCAAGTATGACCGGTTGGACGCCTCGAAAATCTGGCAAGCAGCGCTGCCCCGAATGTTCGGATGGGCGAAAGAACAAGCGAGACCCGTGTTTGAGCGTGTTTCTGGTGGATGGCGGAATGGCGTGGCGATGCCATAACTGTGGATGGAGCGGAACGAATGTCGATACACGAACGGCACAAGGCATGGATCATGGCGCGCAATCTCGATCCGACGCTGGCCGAGAAATTCGGCATCGCAACGACGCAAGACGGCAACGGCTTCTGGCTGACCGTGCCCTATGTGGAGCGCGGGCGAACGATCAATCACAAGTACCGGCAGACCTCCGAAAAGCGTCATCGGATGGACACGGACGCGCCCCTCGCGCTGTGGAACCACGACGTGCTGCTGGCGCCGGAAGTCCAGAACGGGGCGGCGGTGATCATCACGGAGGGCGAGTGGGACGCGCTGGCGGCGATCCAGTCGGGCTTTCCGTTAGCAATGTCGGTACCGAACGGAGCTCCACCCAGCGAGGCCGACAACCCGTTCGAGGCGCGGCGATACGAGTTCATCCAGCGCAGCCGAGACCTGATCGACAAGGTGCAGAGTTTCATCCTCGCAACCGATGCGGACGAACCGGGACGGGCGTTGGCGGCGGACCTCGCTCGCTTGCTGGGACCGGAGCGCTGCCGGTTCGTCCGCTATCCTGAGGGATCAAAAGACCTGAACGATGTCTTGATCACCCATGGTCACGCGGCGATGGTTGAATTGATCAACGGCGCCAAGCCCTACCCGGTGAAGGGGCTCTATCGGTTCGAGGATTTCCCCGAGCCGCCGCCGATCCAATCATTGGCGATCGGCATCGATGGACTGGACGACCTGTTCAAACTGGTCCCAGGCACCTTCACCGTGATCACCGGCTATGCGGGGCAGGGCAAGTCGTCATGGCTGTTGGCGGCGCTGGCGAAGCTACTCAAGAAGGGCGTCCCGATCGCGCTGGCGTCGTTCGAGACGATGGTGAAGCCGATCTTGCAACGCCGTCTCCGTGCCGCCATGTACGGGCTCGCCGAGTTCAAGCCCGAATGCCTGAGCTATGGCCCAGCCGATGAGGTGATGGAGCAGAAATTCGGGATCATCGCGCAGACGGCCGATGACGAGGACACCGAAATGGACCTCGATTATCTGCTGGAGTTGGCGAAGGTCGCGGTCTTGAGGGATGGCATCCGCCTGCTGGTTATCGATCCTTGGAACGAGATCGAGCATAAGCGGCGCTCGGATGAAAGCGAAACCGACTACACCGGCCGCGCCATCCGGTCGCTCAAGCGCTTCGCCAAACTCTACGAATGCGCGGTCTGGCTGGTCGCGCATCCCCGCAAGCCGCAGATGGATGGCAGGCTCCGCAAGCCATCGCTGTACGACCTCGCTGGCTCAGCCAATTTTGCGAACAAGGCGGATTATGGAGTCGTCATTCATCGCGAGGATCTGACATCGACACTGGTCGACGTGAAGGTCGCGAAGGTCCGTATGGGGCTCCCCGGCAAGATGGGCCAGGTCACGCTCAACTGGAACCCGGATACGAGCGGATATGAGCAATGGGCCGCCTAGCCCCAACGGAGAAGTAGAGATGGAAGAAGACGATAAGGGATACTGCGTCGAGCCGTTTGACGACGAGACCAATGCGGCGATTGCGGCGGCAAATGGCATAACGCTTGTCCATCGCCCTAGCCCGGGTTCGTCGTTTTTAGTCACCGAGATAGACCCCAAGACGGGGTGCATCACGGGGATCAAAGTTATCCATCCTGGCGGTTGAGGACAGCACGATGGCAGAGACCATGATCGAGCGAGTGGCGAAGGCGCTGTGTGCTCAAGCGGTGGCGAACGATCGCGATGATGGCGGAAAGTTGGGTTTGGTGGAATGGGATCTCTGCGAAGAGGGGGGAAGGATGGACTACCGATCGGAAGCCCGTGCTGCGATCGCAGCAATGCGCAAGCCGACCGATGCGATGGTTGAAGCCGGACAAGCAACCGAGTGCGAACACGGCGAGATGAATTGCGGCGCGGCTGCGGCGTGGCAAGCCATGATCGATGCAGCCCTCGCCGAGCAAACCACATGTTGACCCAGTCTGCTAACAAATATCAGTTTCCCTTTTGCGACGTATTGAGCTATGAAACCTTCCGAGCAGTCAGACAGAGGGGCTCGGCAAGATAGTGGCCGCAGGGCGACCAACATCATATCGGAAAGAGTTCGCTAAACAGGCAGCGAAGCTTTGCGCGTTAGGTGCAACCGATATTGAGCTTGCCGAATTTTTCGAGATCGACATATCCACGATATATCGTTGGAAGCACACGCAGCCGGAATTTTGCGAGGCGGTCACATGCGGGAAGGATGCGGCTGATGACCGTGTAGAGCGGTCTCTCTACAATCGCGCCGTTGGCTACAATTATCCTGCCGTCAAAATCTTCATGCCATCAGGCGCTGAAAGCCCCGTCTACGCACCGTTCACAGAGCATGTGCCGCCAGACACTGGAGCGGCATTCAACTGGCTCAAAAACCGCCGCAGCGAGAAATGGCGCGACAAGAGCGAGCGCGACATCAACCTGAAGGGCGATCTCGCCGAGGTCCTCGCTGAACGCCGCACGCACGTCGCTAGGCAGCTCGATGGCGAGTAAGCCAGACCCCCTCATTGAACTGGCGAACGACATCGCCAGCTTCACGTTCGATCCGCTGAGCCACGCGCTCTATGCCTATCCATGGGGCAGTGGTGTCTTGGATGGCGTTACCGGTCCGCGCCTATGGCAGCGCGAAGTCATGGAGGACATACGCGAGCATCTGGAAAATCCGGATACTCGTCATCAGCCTTGCCGGATCGCTCGCGCATCAGGCCACGGCATCGGGAAGTCGGCGCTGATCGCGATGATATGCAAATGGGCGCTCGATACCTGCGAAGATACCCGCATTGTCATCACCGCGAACACCGAGGGCCAGCTTCTCACCAAGACAATGCCCGAGATCACCAAGTGGCAGAATCTTTCGATCACGGCTGACTGGTTCAAGCCCACGGCGACATCGCTATTCTCCACCGTTCCTGGCCATGAGAAGGCATGGCGGCTCGATGCCTCACCTTGGTCCGTGAACAACACCGAGGCGTTCGCGGGCCTGCACAACAAGGGTCGGCGCATCATCGTTATTCTGGACGAGGCGAGCGGCATCCACAAAAATGTCTGGGAGGTGATCCTTGGCGCGCTGACCGACGAAGGCACGCAGATCATCTTCCTGGCGTTCGGCAATCCAACGTTGAACACTGGCTCGTTCCGCGAGTGCTTCGGCAAGTTCCGCCACCTGTGGAAGACGGCGCAGATCGACAGCCGCACGGTCGAGGGCACAAACAAAGCATACCTTGAGGAGATCGTGAACAGCTACGGCCTCGATAGCGACGTGACCAAGGTGCGCGTGCTGGGGCAGTTCCCGTCCGCGTCATCGATGCAGTTCATCCGGTCGGACCTCGTTGAGGTGGCGCGCAAGCGCGAGGTCGTCACCGAGCATTATGACCCGGTGGTGATGGGCGTCGACGTGGCGCGCTTCGGGGATGATTCCAGCACGATCTATTTTCGTAAAGGACGGGACGCGCGCAAGATACCACCGATCCGGCTGCATGGTGTCGACACGATGACCCTCGCTGCCAGAGTGGCTGAGGAGCAGCGCCGGACAGGGGCCGCGCTGGTCTGCGTGGACGAAGGCGGCATTGGCGCAGGTGTGGTGGACAGGCTGCGCCAACTCAATGTGCCGGTGCTTGGCGTTCAGTTCGGTGGAAAGCCCTTGGGGGCCGTGAAGCTCGGCGACGGGGTGAAGGTTGCCAACCGCCGCGCGGAAATGTGGGCGATCATGCGCGAGTGGCTTCAGGGTGGGGCTATCCCTGATGATCAGGTTCTGAACGATGACCTGATCGGCGTCGAATACGGCTTCAACGTCAACGACCAGATCCTGCTTGAGAAGAAAGAGCACATGAAGGCGCGCGGACTGGCTTCACCTGATGATGGCGATGGCTTGGCGCTGACATTCGGCGCACCTGTGCTGCCTAGCTTTGACGACGAGACAAACGACGACTGGTCCGACGACGGGCGCAGCGCGGCCGGCTACTGAGGGGGATGATGGCTGAAACCATATCACTATCCGATGTTGGTGGAAAAATGGCAGAAATGGGCGTGTCGATCACCATTGGGCACGATGCCCTCACATTTTCTCGCGAGATCGACGGCAAGACATATACGCTTGGTATGGGTTTGGATCAGGTCGCCAAGCCGCAATGCTGGCAGGCGATGAGCCATTGCATGGAGTTCTGTATCAATGGCTGAAACCGCAATCATGGTGGACGAGGAAGAGCCCGAGACGCAGGCGCTCGACATCCACGCCATCCTCGAAGCCGACAACATCGCGGAGCTGCTCGACGAGAACGAACTGGCGGGCATCGGCCAGCGCTGCATCCGCGACTTCGCGATCGACGAGGACAGCCGCAAGGACTGGCTGGCGGATGCCAAGCGCTGGCGGGCGGCTGCGATGCAGGCCAAGGAGGCGAAGAACTTCCCATGGCCCAAGGCGGCCAATGTGAAGTTCCCGCTGCTGATCCAAGCAGCGCTTCAGTTCCAGGCCACCGCCTATCCGGTGATCGTCGACGGTCCGAACATCGCCAAGGGACGGGTGCTGGGGGCCGATCCTGACGGCGAGAAGCAGGCGCGCGCCGATCGCATAGCCCAGCATATGAGCTGGCAATTGCTGTTCGACATGCCAGATTGGGAGGAGGAGACCGACAGCCTGTTGCTCAATCTTCCGATCATGGGGTGCGGGTTTCGCAAGAGCTATTATGACGATGTGACGCGCCAGAATTGCGCTATCATCGTTCCTGAAGACGACATGGTGGTGAACTACTGGTTCCGCTCGTTCGAGACCGCGCCGCGCTATACGCAGATCGTCCGGCTCTACCCCAATGACATCCGGGAGCGGGTGCTCAATGGGCGCTGGATCGATCCTGGCGAGGTGTCGCCCACCGTCGAAAGCAAGCGCGTCTCGCAGGACGATGATGATGCGGAAGTCGAGTTCCTCGAACAGCACCGGCTGATCGATCTCGACGACGATGGCTATGCTGAGCCCTACGTCGTCACCCTGACCCGTGAGGGCAAGATTGTTCGCATCACGGCCGCGTTCACGCCCGAGACGGTGACGATGAACAATCAGGGCGTGGTCAAGATCGAGCGCCGCTGCTGGTTCACCCGCTACCTGTTCTTCCCGTCCCCTGACGGCAGCTTCTACGGTATGGGCTTCGGCAAGCTGCTCGATGATTTGAGTGATGCGATCAACGCGGTGATCAACCAGTCTCTCGACGCTGGCACGCTCCAGAACGCGCAGGGCGGGTTCCTCGGCTCTGGCGTCAACATCAAGGGCGGCCCGCTGCGTGCGATCATGGGTGAGTGGAAGCGCGTCGACGTGACGGCGGGCACCTTGCGCGACAACATCCTCCCGCTGCAATTGCCCGGCCCTTCGCCGGTGCTGCTCACCCTGCTGGAGTTCCTGATCGACGCGGCACGCGGGATCACCTCGGTTCAGGACATCATGACTGGCGGCGAGCAGAACGCCAACACGCCGGCCACGACGACGTTGGCGCAGATCGACCAGGCGATGAAGGTGATGAAGTCGATCTTCAAGCGCATCCACCGCTCCTTCGGCAAGGATCTCCAGAAGCAGATGGAGTTGAACAGGGAGAACCTCGACGAGGACGCCTATTTCAACCTCAACGACGACCCGCAGATGGTCACGAAGGACGACTATCAGGACAAGGATCTCGACGTGGTGCCGGTGTCCGACCCGACCATGGTATCGGACGCCCAGCGCCATGGCCGCGCCGGCTTCCTGATCCAGTCGTTCAAGGGCGATCCCGGCGTCAATCAGGCGGCACTCAACAAGATCGTACTGGAAGCAGCGGGTATCCCGAGTGACCAGCGGCAGGCGCTGCTTGATGTCGGCGAGCCCAAGCCCGATCCGATGCTGCTGATCGAAGGGGCAAAGCTCGCGCTCGAAAAGCTCAAGATCGACGGCCAGTACGACAAGGACAAGGCGGCGGCGGCGAAATCGATGTTCGACGCAGCAATGCTCGCGCTTCAGATGGGGATGCTGCCAGACGCGGCGGTTCTCGCGGGGGCGGGAACCAAGGCCGCGACCGAATCCACAGGATATACGATGGAGGGCATGAATGAACCCGCTGACCGACCCGGAGCAGTTCCAGGCATGGAAGAGCCACCGGTTGACGGAGCCGTTCCTGGCTTACCTCAAGGATCGGCAAGCGGCCTTGATGGAGGCATGGGGCCGGGGGGCGCCGATGAGCCCGGAATACCAGCCGATGGCGAGGTTGTTGGGGGAGTTGGCGGACCTGTCCTGTGAGCAGGTGAGGGATTTCTATCAGGTGGACGAGGGAACGGATGGAGTTGAGCATGGCGGTTGAGGCGATCAAGAGCGGTGAAGAGTGGCCCCCGGTGGCGGAGCCATTCCCGTACGCAGGGCCCATAGTTCCTGAACTGGCCCGCGCCCATGCAGAAGGCCAAGACAAGGCAGAAAGGGCTTATGCCGATCATGTATCCAGTCTCGCATCTAGCGGCTATCGCAACAGCAGCGGGTTCCATCCGCTCGATCTCAAGGTGCTGGTGATGCCAGATCCAGTTCAGGATAAGGTGGGCAGCCTCTTCATTCCCGAGCAGGCGAAGGAAAAGGAAGAGTTCGCCACGATGAAGGGTACGCTGATCGCGGTCGGCGAGAACGCGTGGGAAGAAGCGGCTTCGCGATCGCCCCATTTTACGCGGCCCGCGCCCGGCGACCGCATCCTTATCGCGAAATATGGTGGCATCCTCCTTAAGGGTGATGATGGTGAGAAGTATCGGATCATGAACGACACGGACGTTATCGCAAGGTTGGGAGACTGAGCATGGCCGAATATTTGAGCCAGTTCTTCGGCGAAAAGCCTTCCGACATGGGCGACGATCTGTGGGCCGTAAAATGCGCGCTCGGCGGGTTCAACATCGCGCATGAGGCGGCGTGGATGCTCCCTGCCCACGGTAAGGCCGGCGATGGGTTCGCTGAGGCTATAAGTCATCTCCACGCCTTCCGCGCCTATTTCGAAGATCTTGCCCAGAAATTGGAGGCTGAATGATGACCCTTTGCATCGGCGACTTGCGGTGGGCGCAGGAGCCAGCAGGACCGCAGACTGTCGCCCTATACGATCGCGTTGAAGGAGCGCAGCCACGTCAGTTCCGGCCTGGCGTGTGGGCCAATCTCTGGCGGCTCAAAACAGCAGGGGGGTCAAGATAATGGCTACAGCACTGGCACCGCAGGATGACGGCGAGCATATCGAAGCCCGTGACTTCGAAGGCGAGGCCCGTCAGCAGGGATGGAAGCCGCTCGACGAGTTCTCAGGCGATCCCGACAAACACAAGTCCGCCGAGCAGTTCGTTAAGGACGGCGAGGAGAAGCTGTCGCTGTCCAACGCGCGGGTCAAGCACCTCACCGCCTCGCTGGAGGCCGAGAAGCGCCGGGGAACGCGGCTGGAAAAGGACTTCGAGGCGATCCGGGGCATGATGACCGGCATGGAGAAGCGGGCCTATGACCGCGCCATGGGGGATCTGAAGGCGCAGCAGGAAGCGGCGGTTGAATCGGGCGATGTCGACAGCTTCAAGGCGATCGGCGAACGCATGGAGACGCTGCGCAAGGACGCGGCTCCCGAGGAGACCAAGCCGAAGCTCAAATATGAGCCAGCGGTGATCCAGCGCAAATATGCCGACTTCCTCGCTGAGAACGAATGGTTCGACGAAGGAGCCACTGGCGGGGCCAAGAAGGCGATGACGATCTACGCCGGGACCGTCGCCGACGAGCTCGGCTCGATCGATGATTATGACGGCACGCCTGACGAATATTTCAAGGCGCTTTCGGAATCGGTGAAGGACAAGTTCGCCGAACGCTATCCCAAGCTGTTCGGCGCGGTCGAGGATGACGACGAGGACGATCCCAAGCCGAAGAAGAGGCTGTCGGTCGAAGGCGTGTCGTCCAATCGCGGCGGCCGATCGGCGGTGAAGACCGCTGCCCATCTCGATCAGGCCGCGCGCGAGCAGGGAAACCGCTTTGTCACCATGGGGATTTTCCCCAATCTGGACGCTTTCGCCAAGGAGTATTTCGCCAATGCTTGAGGATCAGCCCCGCAACCGTGGCGGACGCCCGCGCAAGGTTCTCGCCCCAACCTTTGACGATCGGCCGGCTGCCGTCGTTGAGGCCGGAGAAGCACCTACTCCCAAGGTTGAGCGCCGCCGCCGTCCGAGTACTGGAGGCCATGCCTACAAGCTCTCCGCACCGTCGCGGGAGGGTGAAACCCGGCGCTGGGTCAATGACGAAGGCAACCGTATTGCAAACATGAAAGAACTCGGCTATGAGTTCGTCTCGGATACCGCTGTCAAGACAGACCAGCCTGGTTCCCGGATCGCCCGCCGTGTCGGCACCCAAGCTAATGGCGCTCCGCTCCACGCCTATCTCATGGAAACACCTGACCAGCTATACCAGCAGGGCGTTGACGAAAAGGAAGCCAAAAACTCCCTTGTCGATCAAGCCATCGAGGCAGGCCGTGATTTCACCGGCCGTCTGACTTCGCAAGAATCCTACGGCCACGGATCGATTAAGGCCGAACGCTAAGGTTGCCTCGCACCCCTCGCTTCGTCCTTGAAGCAGGGGTGCCATGATGGCCAATGTTGACGCACCGGCGGGGTTCAAGCCCGTTCGTATGCTGGATGGATCGCCGTATAGCGCATCCCTCCGCACTTTCTCCACCGCATCAGGAGATGGCACCGCCATCTACAAGGGCGATCCCGTCATTCTCTCGGGCACGTCGCAGACCATCAACGGCGTCGTCTATCTCGACGTCGATCAGGCGGCGACCGGCAACGTGATTGCGGGCGTCGTCGTCGGGGTTGTCCCCGAGACCGAGGCCAGCCTGATCTACCGCGCTGCGTCGACGGTGCGCCTTCTCCTTGTCGAAACCGGCCAGAACGTCCTGTACGAGATTCAGGAAGTTTCGGGCGGCACCGCGCTGACCGCGAACGACGCCGGCCTGAACGCCGACTTCGTCGTGGGTTCGGGTTCGACCACGACCGGTTTCTCCGGTGTCGAGCTGAACAACGTCGGCGAGGCCACGACCAACACGCTCGACGTCCAGATCGTCGATTTCGTCAACCGCCCCGACAATGTGATCGGCGAACACGCCAAGTGGCTCGTCCGTATCAATCGTTCGCAGTGGGCCAACCAGGTCGCTGGGATCTAACGGGGAGTTACGACAATGGCAGTTATCTCGACTGGCGACATTCCGAAGCTTCTCCGTCCCGGCCTCAACGCCGTATGGGGTCGCGATTATACGGATCAGCCCACCGAATATACCGACCTGTTCGATGTCAAATCATCGGACATGGCCTATGAGGAAGATGTGGAGGAGCCCGGCTTCGGTCTGGCGCCGATCAAGACCCAAGGGTCGGCGATCACCTACACCTCGACCTCGCAGCAGACGGTCACGCGCTACACGCACGTTGCCTATGCGCTGGGCTTCATCATCACCCACGAGGAGATGATGGACAACCTCTACACAAAGCGCGGCGTTTCGCGCACCGAATCCCTGGCCCGCTCGATGCGGCTCACCAAGGAGACGGTGGCGGCGAACGTTTACAACCGCGCGCAGACCTCGGGCTATACGTTCGGCGACGGCATCGTGCTTTCGTCCGTGTCGCATCCGACGCTGACCGGCAACCAGTCGAACCGGCTGGCCACGGCTGCGGACTTCTCGGAAGCGGCGCTGGAAGATCTGTGCATCCAGATCATGGGCGCAACCGACAGCGTGGGCAACATCATCAAGCTCATGCCGAAGTCGCTCATCCTCCCGCGCCAGCTCTTTTTCGAGGCCGAGCGGGTGTTGAAGTCGATGCTCCAGAACGATACCGCAAACAATGCGGTCAACGCGCTGCGCTCGACCGGAATCATCCCCAAGGTGGCGATGAACCACTTCCTCACCGATACGGATGCGTTCTTCATCCGCACCGATGCGCCGCAGGGGATGAAGCTGTTCGACCGCGAAAAGGCGGCGTTCGCGCAGGACGGCGATTTCGACACTTCGAACCTCAAATATAAAAGTTACATGAGGTTCTCGGTCGGAATGACGGACTTCCGGGGCATCTACAGCAACGGAATGGGCGCGTAATCCACTGAATACGGGGGAGATTTCGGTCTCCCCCGCTGAACTATGGAAATCCACTCGGCGCTACGGCGTCCATAGGAGGCAAGCATGCCAGCATCGTCTTATCCGCAGGGTTTCAAGGACGGGATCACGCTTCGTGGCGTACCGATCACGCAAAGCCATCCCGGCAAGGTTTTCTGGGTCTCGAACGCTTCAACCATTCAGGTCGGCCAGCGCGGCGGCTCGGATGGCAACAAGGGCACGTTCGACAGCCCGTTCGCCACGCTCGACGGCGCGATCGGCCAGTGCACCGCAAGCCGAGGCGACATCATCTTCATCAAGCCCGGCCATGCAGAGACGGTCAGTTCCGCGACGGCGATCGCGGCTGATGTTGCCGGGGTCGCGATTATCGGTCTGGGCACCGGTTCGCTGCGTCCGACCTTCACGCTCGATACCGCGACGACCGCAACGATCGGCGTGACGGCGGCGAATGTCGCGTTCAAGAACATCATTTTCACCGCGAACTTCGCTGACATCGTGTCGGTGTTCACGCTGACCACGGCGAAATATTTCACGGTCGAGGAATGCTATATCAAGGCGACCGCAACCAACATGAATTTCCTCTGGGTGGTTGACACCAACGCCACCACGGCGGACGCGGATGGCCTGGCGCTGATCAATAACAAGTGGATCGAGCCAGATCTCGCGACCAAGAGCATGGTCAAGCTCGACGGCACCAATGACGACGTTCAGATGTACGGCAATTATGCGAACCTCGGGGTTCTCAACAACAATGCCGCGCTGATGACGATCGCCAACGGCAAGATTGTGACCTCGCTCGATATGCGCCGCAACATCGTCTACCGGCTCAACACCGACACCGCGACGGGCGCGATCCTGTTGCATACCGATGGCTCGACCCTGACCGGGATGGTGGCCGAGAACTTCGCGCAGCACGCGGACACGGCGGCGGAACTGCTGATTACGGCATCGGCGGGGCTGGGCACGTTCAACAACTACGCTTCGGGCGTGGCCGGCGCCAGTGGATATATTTTGCCAGCTGTTGACAGTTGATAGTCTAGGCGGGGCTTCGGCCTCGCCGCTTTTCGAGGGGTGAGAGATGGGGCGCAGCACGGACACATCCCCGGCCTATGATGGCGTAGCGATCACGCCGAGCGACGCCACGATCATCCCTGTCACGCGGTCGATCTATGTCGGCGTGACAGGGAATATCGCGGTGCGGATGGCGAGCGGCAACAGCGTGACCTATTCGAACGTGCCGGTGGGCGTGTTCCCGATCCAGGTCGACATGGTGAAGTCAACCAGTACGACGGCCACTACAATGATCGCGATGTACTAAATGAGCGGGGAGCCCAAGCCAGTCGGGATATGCATGGCGAGTGGCTTTAAGTTCCCCGCTCATGAACTGGTTCGCCAGTGGGATGGGGCGTTGGTTCATCGATCATTCGTCGATAAGCGCCGCCAGCCGCAGGACTTCCCGGCGCGGGTGCGTGACGACCAGCGCCATCCCAATCCCTCCCCAGAAAGCGCAGACACTTTCATCGACCCTGGCAGCGTTACCGCCGCCGATCTCTAGGAGACGAGCGTGAGAACCGAGGGACGGCGCAACGGGCAGACATACGAAGTGGTTGAGGGCGATAGGGTCATCCTCTCCTACTCGCTTCATGAAGCGCTGGCTGATGTCAAGCTGGCCGAAGCGATCAAGCGCAATGGCTGGCAACCGATCCTTGCCGAAGGCGAGGTGATCCAGTGAGCACGAGTTCGTCAACCAACTTCGGTCTCGTCACCAACACGATTATCGACGAAGCCTTCGATATTTGCGGCATTGGATCGGAGGGAGAAAGCGTCTCCGCCGATATGTACAGCCGCGCCACGCGCTCGCTCAACCTGATCGTGAAGACGTGGGGCGCGCAAAGCCATCTCTGGACGATGACCGAAGGCTCGGTCACGCTCGTGGCGTCTCAGGCCGAATATGCGCTGGCAACGCTGTTCAGCGTCAAGCCGATGCGGGTGCTGTCCGTGCGCCGCCGCGTCACGTCCGGCTCTACCGACACGCCGATGACCGAGATGAGCCGACAGGAATATTTCGACACGCCGAACAAGACCAGCGCATCAGTCCCAGTGTCCTTCTATTACGATCCGCAGCGGGAGACCGGGACGCTTTACCTGTGGCCCACGGCTTCGACCGCGACGGCAGCGGCGCAAACCCTGCGCGTCACCTATCTGCGCCGCATCGAGGATTTCGATGGGTCGGCGGATGACCCCGATCTACCGCAGGAATGGACGCAGGCGCTGTGCTACGCGCTGGCGAGCGAGTTGGCGCTCAAGTACGGAATTGCGCCGGATTTGCGGATGGAGATCAACGCGCGGGCGGGGGCGCTTTACGCGGCATTGAGTGGTTGGGACACAGAGCCGGCGAGCATCTTCCTCCAGCCTGATCTGTGATGCTGAAGGTCAAGCCAGCACTCAGCTATTCGCAGGGCCGATCCTCGCCGTGGGGCGGGTCAAAGCTTGTCAACTGCTATGCCGAGCAGGGCAGCGGCGACCAGCGCGACCTGTTTGCGGTGATGCTGATACCGGGGCTTACCGAGTTCGATGAACTGGCAACCTACCCGGTGCGCGGCGTCCACCGCATGGGAGATACGCTCTATGCCGTTTCGGGCGCACGGCTCTATTCGATCGATAGTAGCGGTACGGCAACCGACCTTGGGGCGATCGGGGGTTCCGGGCGCTGTCCGATGGCGGACAATGGCACTGAATTGGCGATCGTCGGCGGGACGGTCGGCCATGTCTATTCCGGTGGCTCGATAACGACGCCGGCCGATCTGCCGGCGGTCTCCGACGTGGGGTTCATCGACGGCTATATCCTGTGGACCAAGGCCGACAGCAGCGGGCAATTCGTCATATCCTCGCTCAACAACGCCACCATCTATGATCCGCTCGACATCGCGACAGTCGAGGGCTCGCCCGATGCTCTGGTGGGGGTCTGTATCGATCATCGCGAAGTCCAATTCTACGGCAAGCAGTCGATCGAGATCTGGTACAATTCGGGTGCGGCGGATTTCCCGTTCGAACGGCAGGGCAACGCCTTCATCGAGCGCGGCTGTTTCGCCCGCGACAGCATCGTCAAGATCGACAACAGCGTGCATTTCCTCGGCGACGATATGATTGTCTACCGGCTCGATGGTTATAGCCCGATCCGCATTTCGACCCATGCGATCGAATATGAGTTGCGCAATGCAACAGACGCATGGGCGTTCACCGTCACCGAGGAAGGCCACAAGCATTATCTGCTCTGCACCGATGTCGGGACGTTCGGCTATGACATGTCCACCGGGGCATGGCATGAACGTAAATCGCTCGCGCTGGACAATTGGCGGGCGGGATCGGCGGTGCGGGTCTACGATCAGACGATCTTCGGAAGCAACACCACCGGCAAGCTCTACACGGCGTCGTTCGACACTTATGCCGAGGATGGCGACAGCATTTCGATGGAGATGACGTTGCCTGTGATCGAGAGCGGCACGCGCAATGAAATGACCTGCTACGCTTTCGAACTGATGTGCGAAAGCGGCGTCGGGCTAAGTACGGGGCAGGGCAGCGACCCCCAGGCGATGCTTAGCTATTCGGACAATGGCGGGCGCACCTGGTCGAATGAACTGTGGCGGTCGATGGGTGCGATCGGCGCGTACACGACCCGCGTCATCTGGCGCAAGCTCGGCCAATTCAGGCAGCGCCAGTTCAAGATCGTGATCACCGATCCGGTTCGGCGATTTATTTTTAGTTATTATTTGGATGCCAAGTAGATGGCATTCCCGATCAACCCACCGACCGTTGCGATGGTCGATAGCAAGCTCCTCCCGACGAGGGAATGGTGGCTGTTCTTCCTCAACATCCAGAAGCTGATCGGCACGAGCCAGACCAATCCGTTCGACGACAGCACGCTGCTCGGCATCACTGACGCGGGAGCTACGACTTCGCATCAGGATATGACCGCGTTGCTGATGAATCAGCCTGCCGAGGCTCCGCCGCAATATTATATGCCCCCGCCTGTTGATCCGGGGGCCTTAACGGCGGGTTCTGGGTTGACCGGCGGCGGCAATATGGGTGGCAACGTCACGATCAATGTCGGAGCTGGGTCCGGGATCACGGTCGGCGCGGATTCGATCTCGCTGACCAAGGCGGCATCCTACGCGCTGTTCGATCATTATACGACGGTCGGCAACAGCGGGACGACCGAGACCGATCTCTATTCCGACACCACGGCGGCGGGGCAACTGGCGGCCAATGGCGATAAGTTCGAAGCCGAATATGGTGGGTCGTTCGTGTCGTCGGGGACCGCCACGCGGCAGATCAAGATCTACTTCGGCGGCACCGCAATCTTCGATACGGGCGCGCTAACTTTGAGCCTTAGTTCGGCATGGACAGCCTATGTCACGATCATCCGGGTATCGGCGACGGTCATTCGCTACATGATCTCGATGACGACCGAGGGGGCGGCATTGGCGGCCTATACGGCGGTTGGCGAACTGACCGGGCTAACACTTTCGTCGACCAATGTTTTGAAAGTGACCGGCACAGCGGCGGGCGTAGGCGCTGCGAGCGATGACGTTTTAATCAAGCTCGGGACCGTTTCCTACATCCCGGCGGCAGCATAGGGGGACGACATGGCGATCACTGGTAAAAGAATGGTGGCGGGGTCGCAGATCACCGCTGCCGCGACGACATTCTACACGGTTGGCACGTCAACCCGCGCGCAGATACAGGCGATGACGATCACCAATGTGAACGCTTCGGCGCGGACTGTGACGATCCACCTCGTTCCATCAGGTGGAACCGCGACGGACAGTAATATGGTCCTGTCGGCCAAGAGCTTGAACCAGAACGAAAGTTACAAGGTAATCGAGGCGATCGGCCAGTGGCTTGAGGCGGGCGGGACCATCCAGGCGTTGGCGTCGGCGGCTACCTCAGTCGCGCTCGTGGCCAGCGGGATAGAGGTTACTTAGGCAATCCCGTCCATCCGGTTGGACGCCAACCAAAGGTGGTCAGTGACGCAGACGCTGCTTCGGAGTCATACCAATCGCCATCGCTGTAAAATGCAGCATGGGCGCGTGGCTGTCCATTCCATTCACCGAAGATTATAACCCACGTTCCGTCTCTCGGTGCAGATTCGATTGAATACCAGCCCATAGCCGCCACGATAACCCAGTCTTCCCTTATGCTCAACCCTATGCTATCCCTCATTCCGTGAGGCGCAAGCTGGCGGCATGATGGGCCGCCGATCACGGCCAGACAGAACATCACCGTCAAGGTTGGCTGTCTGGAGCTTCATGCGCCACTTTTGCAAGATCGTCGAAGGTGTGGATGTTGTGCCGCTGCTCAACGCGCTCGCGGTCAACCCCGATCTGTGGAACGAAAACACCCTACGCACCACGCATCCGCTGTCTCCCCATAAGGAGACAGACGATATCTGGTGCTGGTTCAACAAGATCCCTGACAATCCATCCGAGGTTGTTGATGACCTTGAAGTGATTCCTTACAGGGCATGGTCCGAATTGCCCCATCTACGCGAGATCGTCCTGAACCTGATGCGCCGGGTCGATGGCACGCGGTTGGGCCGGGTCATGATCACGAGGCTGGCGCCTGGTAAGACGATTCCCGCGCATGTCGATGGTGGCGCGCCCGCAACCTATTACACGCGTTATCAACTCGCGCTGCAATCGCTCCCCGGTGCGAATTTCATCATCGAGGAGGAGGTGGTCAATTTCCGCATGGGCGAAGTCTGGCTGGTCAACAACCGGGCCGAGCATAGCGTGGTCAACAACAGCGCGGACGACCGGATTGTGCTCATCATCGACGTGCGGGGGCCGGCATGCTGACTGCGCAGGTTGAGCCTTGGTCTGAGTTTGTCCATGAAGCGAAGCCCTTATTCCCGTTGCACTGGGAAGAGCTTGCGCTGAACAAGGATGAAGTCCCGCTCGATCCACAATATGACGTGTACGACCGCAAGGACGCGTGCGGTGAAGTCATGGTGATGACCTTGCGCGAAGCTGGTAAGCTCGCCGGCTATTTCATTGGATTCGTCGGCCCCGGCTTGCATTATAAAACATGCCTAACTCTTACGATGGATATATTTTGGATCGCTCCGGAGCACCGGGGCAAGATGGGCGGGAACAAATTGTTCAAGGCGGTGGAGGTCGAGGCGAGGCGGCGCGGCGTCCAGCGCATGTTCGTTGGGTCCAAGTGCCACAAAGATGCATCATTTCTGTTCGAGCGCCTTGGATACGAGCGGGTTGAGGTGTTCTATTCATCTTGGCTGGGGGGCGAATAATGGTAGCTGTTGCGATCGGCGGCGCGGCGCTTATAGGCGGGGTTTCCACAGTAGTTGCTGGGAATAAGGCCGCGAAGGCGCAGGCGAATGCCGCCGATCAGACCGCCGCGAACGAGCGCTACTTCTATGATACAAGCCGCTCCGATCAGGCTCCCTATCGCGAAGTCGGCTCGGGCGCGCTCTACAAGCTCGCGGACATGTACGGGATCAGCCGCCCGACCGGGACGCCGGCGCGCAATATGGGCGATGACGGGTTTCAGGCATCGCCTAGTACGGGCTTTGACGGTTTTCGTGGGATCAGCACGCAAGCGCAGCCGACAGCGGCCGGCCAGCCGCAACAGCAGATGACTCCGGGTTACGACGGGTTTCAGGCATCTCCGGGCTATCAATTCCGGCTCGACGAGGGCGTGAAGGCTGCCGAGCGATCAGCGGCGGCGCGTGGCCTGCTCAGCTCGGGTGGCACGTTGAAGGCGATCCAGCGCTACGGCGAGGGTCTCGCGTCCTCCGAATATGAGAATTACGCCAACCGGCTTTCAGCGCTCGCTGGCGTCGGGCAGACCTCGACACAGGCGACATCGCAGGCAGGCCAGTCGGCGGCGCAGGGCATATCGAACGCCTTCACCAACGCGGGCAATGCACGGGCCAGCGCCTATGCCAATACGGGGTCGGCGATCAATAGCGGGATCAACAACGCCCTAAGCGGATACTTGTACAGCCAGGGCGGGGGCTTTGGTGGCGGTGGGGCGACCTATGGCGGGACTCCCCCGATCTATGGCGGCAAACTCGGCGGGATCTACTGATGGCAAACCCCTTCGGCATCACTGAGGTTGATATTCCGGGCATTCTCGGGGCGTATCACCAGCGCCAGCAGCAGGATTTCCAGAGTCGCCTTCTTGGCCGCAAGATGGAGCGAGAAGACGAGGCGCTGGCGACCCGGAAGCGTGTCGGGGCCCTTGCTGGTACTGGCGATCTGGCTGGCGCGAAGCGTGAGGCAGCGACCTCAGGCGATTTCGACTTGTTTGATTCGCTCGGCAAAATGGACGAAAGCCAGCGCAAGACTGTCAAGGAGCGTGCCGGGACATTGGCCAGCGTGGCGCTGGCTGCCAAGAGTCGCCCATATGCGGCCCGTAAGGCGTTCATCGCGCAATCCGCTCCGACGCTCAAGGCGCTGGGCTATACCGATGAGCAGCTCGCACAGTTCGATCCGACCGATGACGCTATCGATGCCGTTGCGGCGGAAGCCTCTGATGTCGATAAGGCAATTGACGCCGCAAAGGACCCGGAGACGATACGTCTTCTGAAGGCCGCTGGCGTCAAGCCAGGGACGCCCGAGTTCCGCGAGGCGGTTCTTGGCCACGTCAATCCATCGCAGTTCATGGAGTTCGGTTCGGATGCATCCGGACGGCAGCTTATCCAGACACGTGGCATGACGGGAGGAGGTGGTCCAGCTTCTGGCGCGGGTGCGAGCGGTGGGACTGTTGCGCTTGAAGGCAACAACCCCGGCGGGATCATCGATAGCGATTTCGCACGCTCGCAGCCGGGCTATCAAGGCCCGAATGGACGCTTCGCCAAGTTCGGGTCGATCGCAGACGGGGAGAATGCCCAACGTGCGTTGCTGCGCTCCTATATCGAGCGCGGTTACGATACGCCCGCGAAGATCGCCCAGCGCTGGGCTCCCGCAGGCGATGGGGCCAACAATCCAGTCCAATACGCGCAGAATGTCGCTAACGCGCTGGGCATCGGTATCAATGACAGGCTGGCCGCATCCGATGTCGATCGCTTCCAGTTCGCGCAGGCGAAGCAGGAAAATGCGATGTATCAAGGATCTGGCGGTGGCCAGTCTGGTCCACGCGTTA